CGTGGAGAGCCCCGACTACCTCGGTCAATGATGTAATCAAGTGGGCTGAATACTTTGACATTGAGGTGTCAGATGAACTAAGGTTGTTATCGGAAAAGATAACAAATGAAGTAAGCAGACTTGTTGATGCCTCTCGTTCAGTAGATGCCGAGATAACTATTGCTTCCCTCAAAGCAGACTTGCTTCCTTATCAGAGAGCAGGCGTTTCCTACGCTTCTAACGCCCGTAGAACTTTTATTGCTGATGAAATGGGATTGGGTAAAACGCTACAAGCGATTGCGACCATTGAGTATGTTCAGGACAGTTACCCAGCAGTTGTTGTTTGCCCACCTTCTCTTATTCTCAACTGGCAAGCAGAATACAACAGGTGGCTTCCCGACAGGAGAGTCGCAGTTGTTACTAACCGAAAAGACTTCCCTGAAAATGGAACTTACGATGTCGTGGTTGTCGGATACAGCAACATTACTAAATGGGAAAAAGAACTTTCTAGACATCGTTCCTATGTCTTTGATGAGAGCCATTACTGTAAAACGGTCACGGCTCAACGAACTAAGAGCGCACAAAAGATTGCTAAAAGCGCACCAAAAGAAGGAATTGTTCTTTGTTTGACAGGAACACCCGTAACCAATCGCCCGTCAGAGTACGCCTCACAACTTGACATTCTCGGAAGGCTGAAAGAGTTTGGTGGTCTATGGGGCTTTTATCGCCGTTACTGTAACGCTTACCAAGATAGTTTCGGTCAATGGAACATAAGTGGTCACTCTCACCTTGATGAACTCAACGACAAACTTCGTGGTGTTTGCTACATAAGAAGAACAAAAGACCAAGTGCTGTCGGAGTTGCCACCAGTAATACACAGCCCCGTTGTGGTTGAGGGCTCTGCTGCTGCGATGAAAGAGTACAAAAAGGCAGAAGCAGACATTGTGAAATACCTCGTTGATAGAGCAAAAGAAATAGCGAGAGAACTCGGAGAACCCGTAGGTTCTGCTGCTGTCATAGCCCGTATCAAAACAGAAAGCAATGAACACTTAGTCAGGCTTTCTGTGCTGCGCCGTATTTCGGCAAGAGCAAAAATGCCCGTTGTTGAGGAATGGGTACAGCAAAGAATAGATGACGGCAAGAAAGTCGTCATCGCTGCTCACCACAGAGACATCGTTGATGAGTTGGCTAGGAAGTTTGGCAACCTGCGTATTCAGGGTGGAATGAGTGTTGAGGAAGTAGAGGAACAAAAGAGAAAGTTCCAAACGCTGCCAGTCTCGGAGGCCCCGGTAATCGTGCTGTCCATACAAGCAGCGAAAACAGGACACACACTCACTTCGGCGCAAGATGTGTTGTTTGTGGAGTTACCGTGGACACCTGCCGATGTAGACCAGACATACAGTAGGTGTCACAGATTGGGGCAGAAGGGAAGCGTGGTGGCTACCTATATGCTCACAGACGGAACGATAGACGAGGAAATTTACTCGCTAATAGAACGCAAACGAAGCGTGGTAAATGTGGCGACCGATGGTGGCATAGCCACAGGGGAAGCCGACACGGCTCAACTGCTCTTTGACCTAATGGGAATGTAAAACTTGTTAGCCGTGCGTAACCCGTAGTAAGTTATGTCTATGGAAATGAACAGCGAAATCACCCCCACCGAAATTGTCTACTTTTGTGACACCTGTGACTTGGAGTTTGACCACGACGGAAGTTGTGAGTGGGACTCTGACGATGACGATGACGACTTTGGTCGTGAACCCATTGAGTCCGATGTGTGGGCTGACTCCAACGCCCTCGCCTCTGCTGGCTGGGGAACTGATGAGGATTACGGTTTCTACGGTGACGACTACTAAGCGTTCTTTGCCACAAATCTGAGGAGCAACGCCCCCCGTTGCTTACTCCGTGAAGTCCTCACCGTTGTCGCTGTCGGTGGGGCTTTGCGTGTCCTCTGACGGGGCTAGCATCAGTTCTTCTACGATTGCTTTTGCGTACTTACGCCTCAATCTCCAAATCTTGGAGTTCATTTCCTGTACGGCTTCTGTTTTGCGAGCCTTTGAGACAATGTTGTGGTCGTACACGCCGTACTTCTTGAAAAGTATTTCGTCAAGGTCGTTGTTTTCAATGATGATGTCGGAAATCCAGCCAGCTTTTTTGTCCATTGCTATCATTAGTTCGCACATTCCCTCGTGTCCGAACTCTGCGTAAACACGGTTGGCAATCATATTACAGAAGTGGCTTCGGTACATAACCTCGGCATCAGATGTCTGAGCAATGAACTCGCTTAGCCACACAGCAAGCTCTTCGGGGCTTACGAATGTGTCATCTTCTTCTTCGTCAAAGAAATCCATTGTTCCCGTCCCTTGCTTGTCGGTATAACAATGATAACCCGTAGGTGTGTCAAGCGAATGACAAGATAACTTCTTGCGCTTTTATCTTTTTATGTGTCACAGAAGAGTTGGCATCCATTGACGCAACTGCTCTTTCCATAACTCCACCATCACGGTAGTGGTCAAGGTACTCAACGATTGCGTTGTAAGCAGACCACCCGTTGTCTCCGTAACCAGCAGAGTTTCTGTCTGTCTGATAGAGCGCACGAATAGTCATATTTATGTTGTCTCTGTTGCGCTTTTGTCTGTCGGTTTCTTGTGGTTTTTCAGGATAAAGAGCACCAATCAGAGTGTCCATTCTGGCTGAACTAAGCGTCATTGGTATGGAGAGCATTTTCTCTGCTGTTTCACTAAACGACTTAGCCCATTCAGTTGAGATGTTGAGAATGCTTTGAGCCTCGGCAAGTGCGCTTTCCACATTCCTTGTATGGCGAGCAGTGAACACCCGTTGAGCATTGTTCATTCCAGCAATAACAGTATTCTTACAAACGGCACGAATGCTTGTGTTTGCGAAGGTAATCGCTGTCTTTCCGTCGTGACCATTACGAACAAGCAGGTAACGCTCTATCTTGTCGTTCACGCCTTTCGGGTCAATGATTAGACCACCCAAGTCAATAGATGAAAAGAACTCACGCCCACCGTGTAGAACTCCACAAGTATCCACGACTGCGTCACCCTTAGACGCACCCACAATGGCGAGGGCGTAGTCAAGACATTCACGGTTCTGCTGAACTACATAGCGTGTACCAACCGTAGCCAGCCCGTCAAAAGTCCCATCAGGGTTCACTCGCACAGTCGCACGGCTGTCGTCTACAAGGACTGGAGTCCCGTCAGGGTTAGTAATAAAGTTGCCCTCATCGTCTACGACAGCGACTTTGGTCAGCACTACATCAAAGTCAGCCTGAGCAGCCGTGAGCATTGCGTCTACGGTCTGTAAGCCCTTCATAGGCGTTCCTAGCCTGTGCCAAGGGACTTCCCTGTCAGCGTAAGCCATTCTTGCTGCGCCCTGTCTGTCAAACTCTAATTCGTGTGTCATTTTGCGTGTGTCCTTCCTACCCGTATGGATAGATTTATCTGAACTCATCATAGTCCTTATTGGTCGCTCGTGTTGGAACTTGTTACCTATCCGTAAGTTTGCCTAGACTGTGTTTATGGAAAGGAAAACAAAATGAGATACGAAGATTACGACTGGGATGACCGTGACGAACTTAGTGGTCACCACGCAGCAGGCGCAGCCGAGGCTCGTGCCGAAGAAGAATGGGATGAGGACGAAGAGGAGTAATAGGGGGCTTGCTACATTGCTCTCTCCTTGGTAGTCTAGAGGTAGACGGTAAAGCCTGTGTTCGGACAACTAGGGCTTTGCCGTCTTGTATTTATTAGACTCAACAGAACGGGGCCCGGAATGAAGAAGTTACTAATCTCAACCCTTATCGCTATCGCAGTCATAAGCCCTCAGCAGGCTAATGCGACACCCGTATTGGGTTGCTCAAACATTGTTCACATTGGTGACTCTTTGACTGTTCATTCCCGTGTGTTCCAAAAGGCAGAATACGCAAAACTTGGGTTTCATAAAGCCATTATCTCTGCTGGTGGAAGTCGCTCAATGTACGACAAAATGCCCAAAGACGACTTTACTGGCATAGAAGCAGTAAGACATTACAAGAAGGTTTCCGACAAGTACACCTGCTGGGTGATAGCACTCGGAACTAATGACTCCCCGTCTTGGAAGTATGAAGATGTCGGTGGAAGGGTCACAGCCGTTATGCGTGAACTCAAAGGAATGAAGGTTGCTTGGGTAACTGTCTGGAAAGGCAAGAAGAACAACTCGTCAGCCCGTAACTGGAACGCAATGTTAGAGAAAAAAGCAGAGAAATACGACAACCTCTACATAATCCACTGGGACAGAGTTGTTGCCAAACACAAAGAACTACTCAACCCTGACTATGTTCATTACGGCTCTACTGGCTCACGACTCCGAGCGCAATACATAACCCGTACGGTCAAGTCGCACTGGTTGTGGTTGGATTAGAATAGTGGGCGTATGGAATACGACCCCCGTGAAGAAATAAAGCGAGAACTGGAACTACTTGTCTCTCTCGGACTTGTAACAGTAACGGGGATAACAGATGACGGACACTGGCTCTACTCGGTAACCGAAAAGGCTTTGGCAATGTCGGAAGAAGAACGCTGGGACGCTATCTTTGGTCACATTGTTGAGTTGAGAAACGAAGGGGAAGAAGAAGATGGTTGAGTTGGTAATGTTCACCGTACACACGGTGGCTATTTTCTTTTGTGGTATCTTCTTCTCAGACCTAGCCCGTAGGAACGCCCGTAAAGGAAAGAAAAAGTAATGTCGTACGATTTTTCGTCTAGTGGTATCAAGGTAAAGGGTGACGACTCTTTCCATGTCATGAAACTCACGGATAAAGACGAATGGATACTCCTTCGGTTGCGCAACGGGACTTCGTTCCAATCAGCTTCGTTTGCCTCTCCTGATGAAGCGAGAGCCTTTGCTCACTCTATGGGACTAGAATTGACTCGTCAAACTCCCGTAGCTCAGTGGATAGAGCAGTAGTTTCCTAAACTATGTGCGTAGGTTCGATTCCTATCGGGGGTGCTAATGAGTGAAGAACACTGGAACGAAATAATCATTTTGCGTTGCTGTCGAGACTGGCCGATACACAGACACAGTGCTTACGGAAAGATGGGGCGTTGTGGTTTATGTAGACAAACGCCCAAAGTCATAGATGAACTTTACCCTGAGAGCGAGTATGCTCGTAACCAAACAAGCCCTGATAGCTCAATCGGATAGAGCAACGGACTTCTAATCCGTAGGTTGTAGGTTCGATTCCTGCTCAGGGCGCAGAGTAGTATGTCGCTTATGAACAATGACTCGGCAAGAACTGATAAATACTTCTCTTTCGGCAGCGCAATAAGTGTTGGCAAAGGGTTCGTACGACTTGACAACTGTATGGCAGACGACTATTCTGTTGTGAACTCAGCCCGTGTGAGTTTTGCTCGCAACACGGAAGATGAAGTTGAGATGACAGACGCAGATGCTGGTCTAATAAACTTCCTAATGAGAGAACGACACGGAACTCCGTTTGAGCACAACGCCTTTCGTTTCCACATAAAGTGCCCTGTGTTTGTAGCCCGTGAGTGGTTTCGCCACCGTATTGGTTCTTACAATGAGTTCTCTGCTCGCTACTCGGAAGTGCCTAACGAGATGTTCGTGCCTGAACTAGCCGAGGTGAGAGAGCAGGCAGGCAAGCCCGGGGCTTACAAGTTCATACAAACGAGTATGGAAACGGCACTGAGGACTAACGAAATAATCACAAAGGCCAATAGCGACGCTTACGAGGCTTACGCTGAAATGCTGGCTCTTGGTGTGGCTAAGGAAGTCGCTCGCACCGTATTGCCAATGGGAATGTTCACTCAGTTCTACTGGACAGTGAACGCTCGCTCGCTAATGAACTTTCTTTCGCTCAGAACTGACGAGAACGCACAACTAGACATTCGCAAGTTTGCTGAGGCTGTGGAAATACTGTTTTCTAAGGAAATGCCAGTTACTTACAGCTCGTGGATTGCTAACGGAAAAGTTGCTCCGTAGTTATTTGCTGTAACCAGAGTTTCCTGCCCAATGGTTTAGTCCACCATTGTCAAAGAGATACTTAGCGACAGTGAGATTACACTTATGATTGGTAAGGGCAGTAATGCTGTTTGTCTTACACAGTTTCTTTGTCACGCTTGACCAAGACGAATTTATTTGTAGCAACCCGTAGTCCCTTGTGCCGTTTCTGTTTGGCTTAGAAACTATCTTTTCCTGACAACGACTTTCTCTCCACATAATGTAAGAGAAACGGTCTACTGGTAGTAAGCCGTAGTAGCGAAGGCGACCTTCCCACTCAGGACAACGCTTTGCCTTGTCTTGTGGATAACTACCCGTGAGGTAATCAGGAAGTTTCCCAACTCCAAGAGTGGACATCTTGTTTGTTTTTAGATAGCGAATGTGTGCTTGTCTTGTTTTTGTTCCGTAGTGCCCGTCTGGCGTAACGCCTATCAGTTTTTGTAAGTCCTCAACAACAATGCCCTTCTGATTCCATTCGTACTGAACGATTGGAAGTAACTGTGGGTCGTAGTGAAGAAGTAAAGGCTTTGACATTCTGTACTTACCCGTGGATTTAGACTTGTAGCAACCCCAACCACCAAAACCAACTGGTTTCTGATTCCACTCGTACACCTGTGGGACACCCATACGCTTTGCTTTGTCTGCGTCACGAGTGACTGTTGTTTTCCAACCTTCTACTGAAATACGGTTGGCAACGATTACCTGTTGTTCTTTGGTTGCTTTGTCGGGAGATAGAGCGAACTCCTCTCCACCAAAACGCTCCCAAGTACCCATACTGGAATCAGGGAAGTTGCCTTTGGTGTAGATACCCAAGCCACCTGCCCATTGACCCGTGTTGTTCCAGTCGCTTGCTGTTTCGCATTGAGCGAGTTGTTCCCAGAATCCGATAGGAGCATTGGGGGTTGCGTCAAATACGAGAGTTGTGTGAGAAGGAGCAGAAACGGTAGCGACAACCGTTGTGATTGTCGCTTCTGTGCCAGCCGTTGAGCCAACCCCCCCTTCT